GGTCATCGGGGATCTTGACCCCCAGCGCAGCCAACATGTCCCGCTTGACCTGCAGCGGGTCCTTGCCATCAGCCTTGTAAGCATCGCCGCAGACGGTCTTTGCTTGGGCTTCCAGCACGGCAAAGGCTTTGCCTTGAGCGATGCCGTCAGCCTTGGCCGCTTCAACCGCCGCGGGGTGGCCATCCACCTGCGCTTGCAGGGCGTCGGCCTTGGCCAGCGCGGCGTCGCACTTGGCTTGCAGTTCGCTGGTCTTGGCTTCTGCCGCGTCCAGCTTGGCTTGCATTTCTGCGGTTTTGTCCGCCATCGGAACCATCCAAGCGGCACCATCGCCGCGAAACACGGCAGAATCGCCGCGGAGTGAGACAGACGCGCCTTGGCGTCCGCGGTCAGTCAAGGCCAAGTGGTTGCCGATGCGCTGGGTCTGGATTGCATCGTATGGGCGCGACACGCCGAAGCTGTCCAGCCATGTGCCTGCAGTCCAGTCCAAGGCAGCAAGGTAGCCGCAAGACACCTCACGCATACCGCGCTGGACAGCCGCTACAGCGTCGCCATCCTGCACCACAAGGTCAGTCTCGTTGCAGTCGTCCTCAAACTCGACTTCTGAGCCGGTGTTGCCAACGGAGAAGCGCTTGACGTTGTCCGCGTTGACCAGCTCGGGCGGGTGGTTGACGGTGACCGGGGCCATCGACATAGACCGCAGCCAGTTTTCGTCTGACAGCGTGGAAGCCGGTACATACTCGCGCCAAGTCTTTGTTCCGTCGCTGTATTCGTAGACGCCAACCTTGGCAATCGTCGCTTCGCCGCGCCAAAAGCCGGTCAGGGGGTCGATGCCATCTTGGCGGACCTCCACTGCGTCTGCGCGGTATACCTGAGCGTTCATGCTGTCCGTTGGTCGTGCCAAATTGGCACAGGCTTTGCCAGATTGGCAACGGTTTGGCGGGTTGTCAATAGGGCGCTACTTGGCGTCCTTCTGGCGTGGTCCAAGTTCTTTGACTTTGGCGGCTAGAGACTCGGCTGTGACTGGTTGGGACTTGGCGATTTTGGCTGCCGAGACAACCGGGGCACTTACACAGCGGCAATTTATTTCTGAACCAGGATGCCCAGTTGGCGGCGGTTTGTCCCAAGCAACGATAGCTCCCTGCATGGCGACGTGTGTCGGTCGCTCCCGCGCATCCATGGCGCCAAACCACTGGTAATGCGTGATTCCAGCCTCTTGCTGGTATGCTTGGTTGAGCGCCCCGTTGTACTTTGACGTTTGGTCCCGCGCAATCAGTCGCGCCCGACGTTCTGCGATGCCGTGTTCCGATTCCAGCTTCTTGGCAATCGTCTCCCACCGTGCACCAGACCTGACCATTTCATCAACCTGACTGCCGACACGTTGCGCAACTTCCTGCGGGATGCTTTTGATCAGCGCGGCATTCTCACGGGTCCAGACTTTACGCATCGCGTCAATTGCGCTGTTTGGCTCAATGGCTTGGAGTCCTATCTTCTCTAACACCTGCGTATTGACGCCCAGCGCGAACTTCTCAATGCGCTTGCCTTGTACCAGGGTCAATTCACCTACAGGGATGGTCCGCTCATAGGCGACCATCTGCGTGTTCATTTCAGCCACTGCGGCATCAATGGCGAACGGCAGGGACAGCTGCTGCTTTTGTGCCGGCGTGTGGTTGTGGTTTTGGTACGCAGCCCGCTTTGCTGGCGGCATCTTGGCTGGGTCGCCCCAATCGACCTCTCCGTGTGGGTGGTCTGGGTCTGACTCTGCAGCATCGCCGCGCAGGTCTGGCTGGTACTGAACCGCCAACGCCAACTGTTTGCGAACGGCAGCAATCACGGTCTTGTCGGCAATGCCGTAAGCCTTTGCTGCGATGCGCTCCAACCGCTTGGCATAGCCTGCAATAAGCGAGTGCGGCACCGGCTGCGGGACCACTACCGCCTGATTGGCTTGCAGTGACAGCACGGCCAGTCGCTGACGGTTGCGCGACTTCTTGTCAGGCTCCGGATTGCGCAACGGTCGCAGGGGCCGGAGCTTGCGCAGGGCGGCCATTACTCGACCTCAGGCGTCGGCTCTGGTTCTGGCTGGGCGTCGGCCTCATTCTGTGACGCAACCATTGCCGCGGTAATTGCGGGGTCCAGCGTGATGTTGGGCGTCCATGTGGCGCCCCCGAATTGTGACACGCGGGCCTCTACCGGCTCGATGATGCCTGACTGAATGTTGAGTTGCGCAGTCTCTGCCGCGATCTTGCGCACCTCTGCGTCCAGCTTGGCATTGGGGGCTTGAATCGGGTTGGGCACAATCTCCCAGCCGTCAATGGCAGGTGCGCCACGGGCTTCAAGAGCAATCTGCGTCAGTCTGGCCAGTGCCGGTACCACGCGCAGCATCTGCCAAGCATGGACGTTGGATGCCCATTGCTTTTCGTCTGTTTCTGACGATGCCAGCGCGCCTGCCTGTGCGCCATACAGCCGTGCCTGAGGATAGGCCAGTGCGCCCGCAAGCTCTGTCCGCAGTTCCAGCAACAAGCCCTGCAGCCCGTTGACCGGCTGGCCCATCAACTGGAAGTCCTCGTTTGCGCCGTCAATGATGCCCAAGCCGGTGACGCCCAGCCCAAGGTTGAACGCCCGCAGACGGGACAACACGCCATCCTCTTGGTCGCTGACCAGATTGGACAGCAGGCCAGCTTGCTTGATGACGGCTTGCGTGAACCGCTGGACGATGGACGCAGTAGCAGAGACAGCCGCCCCGCGTGCCCGCACAATGTCGTATGGCCGCTGGTAAATGCTGTCGTTGTAGCTGAGGTTTGCCAGCGCTGTTTCGCTGTCGACCGGCACACCGTCAAAGCGCAGGATGCGGGTCCAGTGAACGATCCAGACCGGACTACCGCCGCCAAGTTGCGGGGTGACAAAGTAGGTATTTGGCAGCCCGTAGTTCTGGCTGGCTGGGTTCAGGTCGATGTCGCCCGTGTTCGGCGTCGCCCATGGCCGTTCTACCACCAGCACGCGCAGGATCTTGCTGTAGGTGCCGGGCCGCAGTGGTGTAGACAGCGCGGTCTTTTGCTCTTGGGCCATGGCTTGGTCATCGGTCAGGACCACGCCAACAGCGCCGCCGTAGACCAGCCCCCAGCGCAGGCCGTTCTGCAGCATGTTGCCGACTTTGAGCTGTGACCAAAGGCGCTCAATGTCTTGCGCTTGGTCATTGGCTTCCTTGGTCTGCAGCATGAACCCGGCACGGGTGGCGTCGTGTGCAAGATCGTCAACCATGCGACCGCAAGCCCACTCGTTGCGGTGCAGGGCTTGGCAGGTGTCAAAGCCCAATTGCACGCGACCAGCAAAGAAGGTCGACTGCGATGCGTCACGACCTTGGACGCCAAGCCCTGATAGCAGGTTGGCCCATCCGTCCCGGCGCGGTAGGACTTGCGCGATCTTCTGCTTTGCTTTGGTTACCGCGCCCATATCACCACCTTGGCAGCTGCACGCCGCCACCCAAGTATTGCAGTAGCTGCGACAGCGCGTCTACCTGGTCATCGTGCTGCCCGCGTTTGGCTGCTGACGTGTCGTCAAAGCCCAGCAACTCGCCCACAAAGCCCGCTAGCCAGTCCGCGGCATTGGGCAACAGAACGCGTCCAGCCTCCAGCCAGTGTGTCTGCGCGTAGAGCCGTTCCGCCTTGGTGCCCTTGGGCTCTACCGGCACGATTCCCCACTTCCACGCGGGCTGTTTCTTGAGGTACGGAATCAGCGCCAGCCCGTTGGACTTGTTCTCAATCAGCACTATCTGCGGGCCGAACTGCTCACACACTTGCTGGACTTGTGCCGCCAGTGCCGGGAACTCCCACTTGCCGCGCCTGACGTGGCGGACGTAGACGTGATGCCCGCAGTGCAGGGCAACGACTATCGCCGTGTAGTCAGCGCTGGAGCCCATGCTTGCTGCACAGTCGACCGACACGACCAGCTTTGCCCGCTCCTTGCGCTGTTCCTCTGGCGTTGGCAGGCAATCGTAGGTGTAGCCCAGCCATTCGCGCTTGATGACGGCGCCCTCTTGGCTGGCGTTCCAGTCGCCGTCCAGCCATGCCTTGACCAGCCACGGGGGGCCAGAGGCTTTGAGGCGGTCAATGTAGGTAGGGTCCGCCTCTAACAGCTTCTTGTTGTCCTTGATGGTCGCCGGGATGACAACCCGCAACTGACCGTCTGCGCCTACAAACGGCGTGAGCGGTGGCGCTGGGTCGATGTACCTTGCCTTGATCCAGCCATGGCCGATGCCGCCCGGATTGGCTGTGAGCACCATCCGAGGCGGGACACCGGCTGGCGACCGCAGGGTAGCCCGCAGCATGTCAATGGGTGCGGGTGACCGCCACGTTCCCGCGTCGTCAAAGCACAACCAGGTCGTTTCTGATCCCTGGTACCGGCTGGCGTCTTGGTCGCTTTCCAGATACCGCAGCTTGAGCACGGCGCCGTTGGGGAATGTCCAGATTCGCGACTGCACAGCGTAGACGCCGCCGATGGCCGGGAAGTAGACCATCATCCGGCTTTGGGCGTCCTCAATCTCTGGCTGACTGCGGCGGAACCAAACGCCCTTGGCGTCCCTGCCGTGGCGGGTCATGTGGCTGATCCAGTCCAAGATGCACGCCAGCGTCTTTCCGCCACCTCTACCGCCTGCAAAGCAAACATCGCCAATCGGACAGGTAAGCAGCAGCGTCTGCGGTCCCGGCTGCGGGGCGAGCAGGACTGTCCGGTCTGGCTTTCGGGTGTTTGCGTTGGATGTCGCCAAGTGTTTGCCGTTGCAGATTGCCGCGTTGCCCGCTCGCCACGCTTGGCCGACAAGTCTATGCCAAATTGGCAAAGCCTGCCACTACCGCCTGACCATCGGGCTATTGAGCTTTGCGCCGCGTTGTGGCAAAGGGGGAGCATCTAGCGAACACCGCAGGTGTCAGTGACGAGGCGACGGATAGCTTTCGAAGCGTCTAGGGGTCCGGGGCTAACCGGACGTATTCGTGAACCCGCGCCGGCAGTAAAGCCCTGTGGTCCTGTTTTCATCGTCTAGGCAGGCACTTAGCGTCCATTGTCAGCCGCCACGCCTGTATTCTGGTCAGGTGGTTGTCGGCTTTGCACAGCTTGCAGCCCCAAGTAAATGGACCGATGGCCGGGATGTTCTGCGCCGTTGTCAGGTCGACAGACCGCACCCAGTTGCAGCGCCAGCACTGAACCTCAATGGCTCGCTCCGGCTGTCTCACTGGTCGTCCGACTTCTTGACCGCAGCAACAGCCGCCCACGCTTCTGCTGTCGGTAGCTGCGCCGGTATCTCGACTACCTGTGCTTGCACTTGAATTGCACCACCATCGACGCCGCTCATTTCCACTGCCTTGATGTCGCGCCATTCCTTGGGCTTGCGGTTCTTCAGCCAGAAGATAGCGGCGGTGGTGTCCGGCGGGTAATGCTCGCGGTATTCTTC